CCAAACCGAGGAACCTTTTGCGCATACACCTTTTGGCTTTGCGCATAGTTCAGATTGTCAAAGAAGTAGTTCTGGTTGAAGTTGTTCTTGAGTTCTTTGACCACACCGTTGTACAGCAGGAAGCGGTCAACGCCAATCCAATAGTAGATGCCGTCATACTCAATGACGCACTGCGACGAAAGGATGGAGGACTGGCTGGAGATGATGTCATACCGCCAATAAAAAGTTTGGGGCGTCCCAGCGACCGTCACGGTGGTTGGAGTGTAGGACACGCGGATTAGCGAGTCAAGCGCCCAGAACAGGCCAGAGGGAGCGTTTGAGCCGCCTCGCACTGGTAAGCCCTTAACAATCTTTGTGGAAGCCACATTGACCTCGTTGGAGTCTGGGCCGTTCCAGTCGTAAGGATTGCCAGCCACGCAGTTCTTGATCAGGCCGTTGTCTCCGTACACAAACACATAAGGGTGCAAAACCACCACGCCGCCAGCAACCTCAATGATGTCACCCGTTGGCGTAGTGCCAGAGGTGTCAGTCAGCGGAGACATGGTCGTGCCAGCAATGTTGCCAGCCAAAACAGGGGTCACGGTGGTCTGGTCAATCTGCGCTAAGTTGAGGCCGGGGTGCGCTAAAAGCAACTGATTGCCCGAACCCTGCGCGTCAAACGAGGAGTCAAACTGCCACAGGTTCAGATCGCTTTCTGTAAACCCATCATTGATTGTTGCTACCTTAATTGAAAAGCCGCTACCAGTGCCGCCAATGCTGGCCGCTGTTGCGCTCAAGGTGTTGCCGACAACATACCCGTTGCCGGGGGTCGTTACGGTCACCGTGGTTACCGAACCGCCAGACACAACAATGGTCGCTTTTGCGCCAGAGCCAGAGCCGCCAGTCAGGGTCACATTCGTGTAGGTGCCGTTGGTGTACAGCGTGCCGCCCACCAAAGTATTGAGCGTCAACACCAAGCCTGTAAAGGTTAACTGGTTTACACCAGCGCCAATACCAGTGTTGTCAATGTTGATGACCTCAAGGCCATTGTTGTAGCCGTTGAAAACTTGGTTATTGCCGTCAACAGAGTTGACATAGATGCCGCGAGAGTAGCCATGCGCCTCTTCTGTGATGGCTCGAAAGCCACCAATCTTACGAGGACGGCCACGCTGGAAACGAACCCAGCGGCCATCAGTGTAGAAGTTCATGTCGAAGATCGTACCGTCGCGCTGAACGCCGGGGGCCGTATCAATAGCAAAAACTTTCTTGACCATTAGTAAGTCCCGCCAGCAATACCACCCGTAAAGTTACCCGTGCCCACAATGGCAAGACCAGAGGCGGTCAGCGTTGATCTAAGCACGCCAAGAATCGAAATGTTGAAATCGCCAGCGGCGGCATGATAAATACCAGTTGTAGGCTCAGATGAAAAGTTGAGCGAAGGGTTGCTGGCAGAGCCGTTGTTCAAACTGATCGTTGAAGAACCAGCCAAAATTGTGTTGGCGTTAAACAGGTTGACCGAGTCGCAAACCAGCGTTGCCTGAGACCCCGGGGTCAGCGTCGCTGTGGCTCCAGACCCAGTAGAGATTGTCAAGTTGTACGCGCCAGTGGTTGCGTTAACGATGTAATACACCTGCACCGTAGGGGGCACAACGATGGTCACATTGCCTGTCAAAGCGCCCGTGTACTTCTGGATCACATTGGACGCTTCTGAGGCCGTCAATGTGTACGACCCAGTGGTCACAGCCTTGGTCAACTGCGTGAAGTTGAACTGCGTCGATTTGCCAAGGCCCACGGTGTAGAAGGTGGTGCCACTACATACAATGATTGCAGAGTCAGTTGGCTGAAGAATGATAGAGGCCGAAGCATTGATTGTGTTGCCACCACTTCCAGCAATCGTCAGAGCGCCAGTGCCACTGTTGCGAACAAACATAAACCAGTTATCGCCAAGCGTAGACGCAAGAGTCAAAGTCAGGGTTCCTGCGCCACCAGTCCACACATAAGTGCTTGAGCGATCTGTGTCCAGCGCCGTGTAACTCGAAGAGAAGGTTGTGACTGGCTGGCTCTGGTTCAGCGTCTGACCAATCGCCAGCAGGCCGTACCCAGCAAGTGTGGCCGCATCAGCACCAGAGGAGCCAATACCGTAGGCAATGATGCCCCAAGTGCCCGCTGTGGTGGAGTTGGCTGTGATGTAGATGTACTGCGCCTGACCAGCGGCAATCGTGATGATTGTGTTCAGACCAGTGTAGTCTTTGACCGTCAGAGCAACAGCGCCGACATTTCGGATCAATGCATCGTTACCGACCGAAGTCTGATTGGCGGGAGGCATCCACAACTCGTTTGCCGTGGAAGCGGTAGACACTTCCATGATTCGAGCGGCGGCATCGTCAGTTGCTGTGCCATTGATAGGCCACTCCAACTGCAAGTCAGCCGTCAGAATAATTCGGCGATAAGAGACATCCGTTGGCTGGATGACATTACCTGTGAAGGGGCTGTTATATGACATGATCAGGTATCCAATACTGCGGCTTGACGGTCACCAATACGCTGAACATCTTCTTGCTTCAGTGTCTGCATGATCTGGTCATAGTTTGCCTGCCACATTGGCATACGCTCGTCGTTCTTTAGGAACGGCATAGACTGCAAAAGAGAGCCATACAGCAACGCCTGCGGGGCGTAAATGGTGAACCAGTTCGTTTGGTTTGAAGAGTCGAGCGGTTGGATGCGCTCGTAATACAACACCTCAAAGGTGTAATCGGCGGCTGGCGTAGGAACCACCAGCCAGTGTGTGTAGTCGTAGTCGCCGTAATAAACGGGAACACCTGTCTCAGTGGCATCAGGCCAATACTCACGCAGATACTCATACTTGCGAAGCAGGACAGGGGTGCGGCTTCCAGCCACCACGACATTCATTGAAACTGTTTTGTGCCAACGGGCAGGCTTGTCAATGACCGCTTGAGTGGCCGTCATTGTGCTGGTGTTGACTGTCAGGTTACCCAAAAACTTAATTTGGCTGGCGATAATTTGCTCGGCCAGCATGATGAAAAGAGGGATTTTCTCAAGGGTAGCGGCGTCAGATCGCTCCAAATAAGACTGGATATTTTCGACCAAGGAGTCGTATGTCATTACCGATGCGGTTGTCATTTATTCTCCTTATCCGACATTGCGCTCAAAATGCGGGCAATCTACCAGCGATTTGAAATTACCGCCCCAGCGATTTTTGGGGTGCATATTCTCCCAATACGCGCCCAGCGGAGCAAGGGTTTCTTTGTTCCAGATTATCTGCCCATCCTTGAAAAAGTTCAAGTCAATGGCACACCTCTTGAGGTGGATGGAGTTCATGGTCTTGGAGCGGCCAGCCTTCACATGGAGGGCTTGTTGTTCAGGTGTGCGGGCCAACTCCCCACCTGTGACCTTAAAACCAAGGCCAGTGGCGTATACGATCAGTTTGCAGGCATCCAGAAGGAATGCGGCTTGTTCGTCACTCAGGCTCATTCTTTGTCCTTTTTGCGCATCTCCATAACCTTTTCAACGGTGCGACCACCAAAGTAGGCGGTCATCACCAACATACCCCATTGGCCGAGCAAGGCCACATAAGCCTCGTTGACCTCGATGCCTGCGGCACTTAGGCCAGCAAACAGCAAGTAGGCGGTCAGGATGTAGATCAGGGTGCCGGGGCGGATATTCTTCGACAGCCACGAGTCGGAGGCCATGTCAGCCTGCCAACGCTTGGAGACATTGTCTTCTTGGTTTGCTTGCGCTTTAAGCAATGCGCTCAACTCTTCTTGCTCAATACGCGCTTTCTCAATACCCAACTCAAGCAAACGCTCTTCGTGGTCGTATTGCAGTTGGCGCAACTTGGCGACTTCAACGTCAGAGGGGTTGTCGGAAATCTTGACGCCAAGTGCGTTCTCGACGACTTCCTTGCCCTTTGCTTGAATCGCAGAAGACAAAAGGCCCAGACCATTCTGGGCCAATGTGCCGAGCAGTGATGCAACGATTGGAATCATGGTCACCCTTTCAATTCAAAACTTAGATTTGCATGACGGGGATATTGCACAACGCGCTCCCCTTCAGGGCATTTGTATTTGATGGTCGCCAACAAAGTTGCTTTTCCGCTGGCAATCTTTTCTTTTCTCACCATTGTG